GTCAGCATGACCGCCAACGGCGGCGTCGGTGGCACGACCACCGGCAGCACGACGAACGCGGCCGGCACGGCGACTGGTGGTTCGACGAACACCACCGGCAGCACGAATAGCGGCACCACGGGCGGCGCGGCGGCATCTCCGCTGGGCGGCGCGGGTGGCGCGACCTTCACTTCCGGCACGGCCCCCGGCGGCGGTGGCGGCGCTTCTGTCACGACGGGCCCCGCTGCCGGCAACGGCGCGAACGGTCTCGTGCGCTTCTCCTACACCTGAGGATTCCTAGTGTCACAAGACGTCCACGCCACTGTCGCCGCCGTAGTCTCGGGCGGCAGCGCTGCAACGGCGGTCATCGCTGAAGCCATGCCCTGGCTGCAAGTGATCGCCGTACTCGTGGCCATCGTCTCAGGCGCCATGGCGATCCGCTATCACTACGTGCAGACCAAGAGGCTGCAGCAGTGAGCGACGCCTTCGAACAGGCCTTCAACAACGTGGTCGGTCTCGAGGCCGGCTACGTGAACGATCCGCATGATCCCGGTGGCGAGACGAAGTACGGGATCTCCAAGCGCAGCTATCCGAATCTAGACATCTCGGCCATCACCCTCGACCAGGCACAAGCGATCTACCACAGTGATTTTTGGTTGAAGTTGCGCTGTGATGACCTGCCAGAGGTGGTGGCCGAGACCCTCTTCGCCGAGGGCGTGAACCTCGGCACCCATGAAGCGGCGCTGATCCTGCAGCGCTCGCTCGGCGTCGTGGCCGATGGCGACATCGGCCCGGTGACGATTGCCGCTGCGACCAAGCTCGGCCCGCTCGAGATCCTCCCAGAGTTCCTGGGCCACGTTGTGTTCTTCAAGTCGACCCTTCCCGGCTGGCAACGCTTCGGCGCCGGCTGGTCCGCACGCGCGGTGAAGGAAGCGATTAACTCAGTCACGAGGTTCGTATGAGCAATTTCAGCGACAAGGCGAAGGCCATCATCGCGAGTCTGGCGCCGACGATCGGCACGGCCCTCGGTGGCCCCTTCGGTGCCCTGGCCGGCACCGCACTCGCGACCGCCCTGGGCGGTGGGGATGATAAGGCGACCGAGACCGCGATCCTCAGCGGCAACCCGGAGCTGCTGGCGAAGATCAAGATCGCAGAGCAGGACTTCCAGCTGAAGCTCAAAGAGCTGGGCATCGATGAGGAGAAGCTCGAGTACTCCGACACCGACAGCGCGCGCAAGCGCGAGATGACCGTGCAGGACTGGACGCCGCGGCTCCTGGCCTTCCTGATCGTCGGCCTCTACATCGGCGTGCAGTGGTTCCTGCTCAGCCACTCGATCAACCAGGACATGCGCGAGATCGCAATGCGATCGCTCGGCACGCTCGATGCGTCGCTCGGACTGGTGCTCGGCTACTACTTCGGCAGCTCGCGCAGCAGCGCGCAGAAGACCGCCCTCCTGGACAAGCTCGCCAGCAAGTGACAACCATCGCGTATCGCGAGGGCATACTGGCAGCGGACAGCCAGTACACCTACGAGAGCGAGGCAGGCGGCCACCGCAAACATCCCTGCCCGAAGCTCTATCGGAAGGAGACGAAGGACGGGGCCCCGGTGATCATCGCCACACAGGGCGACGGATCCGCGGGCCTCGTCTTCGTCGACTGGTACGGCACCGGCAAGAAGCCGCCGCGCATCCTCACGGACAACCTCCCCGACTTCACCTGCCTCGTGCTCAAGCGCGACGGGCTCTACGAGTACGACGCCTACTGCCGGCCCTACAAGATCGAGCTGGAGTTCTATGCGATCGGGAGCGGTGCGAAGGCGGCGCTCGGCGCGATGCACATGGGCGCCAGCGCTGAGCGCGCGGTCGAGGTGGCGTGCGAGATCGACCCATACACGATGCGGCCGATCGTGGTGATGAGTCTGTGACCACCCGCCACCTGATCATCCCCGACACCCAGCTCAAGCCCGGCGACGACTTCACGCACCTGCGCTGGGCCGGAGAGGCCGCGGTCGAGTACCTGCCCGATACGATCGTCGTGCTGGGCGACTGGTGGGACTTCCCGTCGCTCTCCACCCACGACGCGCCGGGCAGCAAGGAGGCCGAGGGCCGCCGGGTCAAGCCCGACATCGACGTGGGCAATGAGGGGTTCGAGGTCTTCGTCGAGCCGATCCGGCGCGAGATGGCGCGGCGCGTGAAGGGCCGGCGACATCGCTGGAATCCCGCCTGTCACTTCCTGTTCGGCAACCACGAGGACCGGCTCACGCGCGCGATCTTCCGCGACCCGAAGTGGGAGGGACTGCTGTCCCTCGACTCGCTCAAGACGCCCGGCTTCACGCGCCACCCCTACCAGACCATCGTCGAGATCGACGGGATCAAGTACTGCCACTTCTTCCCGAACCCTTTCAGCGGGCGCCCGATCGGTGGCACGATCGTCAACCGGCTGGGCCACATTGGCTCGAGCTTCGTGCAGGGCCACCAGCAGGGGTTCATGTACGCATCGAAGCAATACCCCGACCACGTCAAGCACGGCCTGGTGGCGGGGCGCTTCTACAACCGCAACGAACACTACCGGTCGGCCGACGTCCAGGCTTCTGAGTGGTCGGGGATTGTCATATTGAACGGCGTGAGGGCAGGGGACTACGACCTCATGCCCCTCCGGATGGATTACCTGCGCGAGAAATTCGGCCGGTAGCAAAGTAAGCGTCCGACGCCGCCGGCTCTGGCTGGTTCTCCATCCCGCGCACGATGCGCAGCTCTGCCTGGATGGTCGCGACGTGGGCGCGCAGGAACGTCAGGGCCAGGACTTCGCCGGCCGTGTAGGTCCAGTTCTCGGGGCTGCACAGCTCCTCACCGACCAAAGACCAGCCACGCCACCCGGGGCATCCTGCCAGCCTATTGGCGGACATGGCCAGCAGCCGCCTGCATGGCTCGGGAATCCCCGCCCCGGCCCGCCAGCGCCTCGCCGTTGCGGCGTGGACGCCCGTGAGCCGCACCAGGTCGGCAACCTTCAGGCCGTAGATCAACTCCGAATCGCGCATGCTTGTCCCTCCCGAGGAGCAAACTATAACGGCGCGTTATCAAAGTTAGCAACTCAATGTCGCATAATGTGTAAGAAGACAGCGGCTGCTAACTTCCCAACGCGATGTATTAGCTAAGGAAACCACCCACTTGCTACCGCGCAGAATGCGCGATCGCGTCGCCGTAGATGCTAACGGCGTTTAACAGTATACCGCCCGGGCGGTCAGGCTTCCACTTTGACGAGGGCCTTGATGCGGTTCAGGCAGGTGTGGACGATCCGCAAGGTGTAGGAGTTGGAGACCGCCCGGCCGCGCGTGATGTTCTGCAGGGTGTGGTGCGTGTTCAGCTCATTCAGGGCGGTAATCGCGAGCTTGAGGGCCATCTGGTGGCGGGCCAGCTCGGCCAGCTCAGAGGCCCTGTCCTGGCGCGACGCGCGCTCGATCGGCGAGAGGTCGCGGGTGACCTTGCCGTCGGGGCCAAGCATGGCGAAGGGGCCGGTACTCATGGGGTGATGCTACCGGCCCCGAGGGGTTACACGGGTACCCGCTCCTCGAACTCGATCAGCATCTCGAGGTAGTGGATCGCCTTCTTGAGATCCTGGACGCCACCCTTATGGCGCCAGCGGGTCACGTACTTGATGGCGTTGCCCTCGCAGAAGCCGAGGTCATTGGCCTGGATGTACTCGATCGGCTGGATGGTCATCCGCTTGTAGTGGTCGCCGCCGACCTGGACCTCGAGCGCGGAGGGCTCGGGTGGCACGTAGCTGAAGATGACGTCGCTGTGCCGGCCGGTCGGGGTTCGCGGGACGTCGAACGTGACGAAGGTGTCGCCGGTAGTCCGCTTCTCGTAGGCGCCGCAGCTCTCGTCACTGACGTGGGGATGGCCGCAGCCATCGCAAAGGGGTGCACTCATTTTGCTCTCCGTTTCAAACCGTTCATCAGGATGGATTGGATGTCGCCCTTGCCCTGCAACCGCTCGAGGATGTCCTCGTCGATGGTGTCGCGGGCAAGCAGGTAGTGGACGAAGACAGGGCGGTCATAGCCGCTCTGCTTCTGTCGAGTCGGGCCGATGCGCTCGAGTATTTGATCGAAGGGTTCGAGCTTCCAGGGCGTGAGAGAGAAGTACACCAGGATGTTGCCGCCGTGCTGGAGGTTCAGCCCGTGGCCCGCGGACTCGGGGTGCGCCAGCAAGAGCTGGATCTTGCCCGCGTTCCAGTCGGCGATCTCGTTGGTGTCGTCACTCAGCACGCGCGCCTTGGGGAATGCTTTTCGCAGTCGGTCGAGGTCGTGCTGGAAGTGGTAGGCCACGAGCACCGGCGCGCCGCAGGCCTCCGAGATCACGCGCTCGAGTGCCTCGACCTTAGCGTCGTGGACCTCCACGTAACCGGGCTTGTTGGGCTCGATGTACACCGCTCCGTTCGAGAGCTGGTGGCACTTGCTCGTCTTCGCCGCGGCGTTGAAGGCCTCAATCCCGTTGCCCTTGATCTCGGCGTAGAGTTCCTTCTCCATGCGCCGGTACTGCGCTCGCGCCACGCTGGGCAGCTCGACGAAAATCTTGTTGACCACCAGCTCGGGCAGGTCGAACACATCTTTGGCCTCGACGCTCAGCACGACGTCTGCCAGCGCCTCACGAATCTGCTCGGCCGCGCACGCGCGCGGACGCCAGTCGCCGCCGAACCCGTTGGGGATGTGCTCGAACCAGCGGGACTTGTAGGCGCCGTACGTGCGCTGCAGCCGCTGGCCCGCGTCGATGAACCAGGTCTGTCCCCAGAGGTCGAGCAGCCCGTTGGGCATCGGCGTGCCGGTGAGGTTCGTCCACCCGTGTACGTGCTTGTGGGCCACACGCCCGATGGCCGATGCGCGCTGCCCGCCCTGGCCGTTCAGGCGGAAGCCCTTGAGCCGCACCGACTCATCGGCGACGACGCGGCCGAAGGGCCACGCGCCATTCAGCTCCTCGATCAGCCAGGGTAGGCCCTCGTAGTTGATCGTGTAAATATCGGCCTGGACCTTGAGCGCGGCGCGACGGGCCTTCACGTCGCCCAGAATCGGCGACACGCGGTAGCCGCTGAACTGGTCCCACTTCGCGACCTCCTGCGGCCAGGTGTACTTGGCCACCATCTTGGGCGCGATCACGAGCACCGGCCCGCGCTCGGTGATGTTGAAGATATCGATGGCCGCGAGCATGGTCGAGGTCTTGCCCAGACCCATGCCCGCGAACAACGCTCCGCGGTCGTGCTCGACGACGTGGGCCAGCATCGTTTGCTGGTAGGGGTGGAGGGTCAGCTTCATTGGCAGCGCTTGCAAACCTTGTCGGTTGGGAACCACGTCGTGATGATCCAGCCCTTGCGCGCGAAGGTGCCGCACTTACACGGGCCTTCGCTGGTGTTGCCGTACTTGATGTGGAGCACCGTGCTCGATGTCGAGCGCACCCATCGGAACCGCCTAACTTTGCTCATTGAAGTCTCCACTGCAGCGACACCAGCGCCCCGTTACGCGAGGGCAAAATGAAGTGCTCGTTGCCGACGTAGGCCAGCTTGAGATCGAGCCGCTCGGTGAGCCGCAGCCGCGCCTCGACCGTGAGCCCGCACAGCACACAGTAGCCGCTCTTGCCCCAGTACTGGGGATCGCGGCTCGTGAACCACCAGCTCGGCACCTCGTAGCTGTCGGCCAGGATCACGCCGCCGCCGAGCGACACGTAGTGCCACTCGTGTCGGTAGGTGAGCGTGCCGAGCATCTCGTCGCCGATCATGCTGTTGGTGATCTTCGCGAACGTGAGACCGACCGGGCCAGCGTCGTAGCTCGCCTCGACCAGGTAGCCGGGGTGCGCGGTGTCGCTGTTGTTCAGCAGCTTGCCGGCGCCCAGGGACAGCTCGCCTCCGTACGCATAGACGTTCCCGAGGCTGATGAACAGAAGCAGAGTGCTAAATCTCATCGAGGTGTGTCTCCGCGAAGTTCTCGACGTCGTCGAGCGTGTAGATCACGAGCACCACGCCGCCGGCTTGGCGGATACGGTGGTGCTCGCGGATCTGCCACGGGTCGAGATCCCCGATGGGCGACTTGGTCTCGACGAAGATCGTCCGACCGTTGATCAGGATGATCCTGTCCGGAACACCAACGTGGCCGGGGCTGGTGAACTTCCTGATGTACACGCCGCGCTTCTCGCACGCATGGCGCAGGGCCTGCTCGACGCGGGACTCACGCACTGACGTTCACCTCGAACTGGAGGCCATTGCTGAACGGATAGTTGTTCTGCGTCATGCGCGCCAACTCTTCAAACGTTTCCGCCGAAAAACGGGCGACGTAATTGCCAGTCGCGATAGACCGCTCGAGAAACGTCCAACGTCCAAACTGGAGCTGAATGATGTATGGCTTCATGCTGCTACTGCCTCTGTGAATACGGGCTGATCGATGGTGGGCGTGCCTGGCGTCGGCGCGTTCGGCGGTGGCGCGGCGCCGCCCGGACACGGTGGCGGGCGCGGTTCGTTCGGGGTCATGTTCTTCTCGACCCGATCGATGCGAATCACGCTGTGCAGCTCGGCCATGGAATGCACGCCGCGCTCGGCCTTGAGCTTCTCCACCGCGAGTTCGTAGGCCTCGCCAATCGAGGCGGCTACGATCTCGTAGTAGAACGGCACACGGATCTGTGCGACGTAGCGAGCCATCAGTAGCCCGCCACGGTCGGGGAGCCCCGCATTGCTCTGAACAAGTTGGCGTCCTGAATGGCGCGCGTCAGTTGACGCTTGAGGTTCTCGACGTCCACGTTGAGCGCGCCAATCCTGTCGCCCTGCTCTTCCAGCTCCTCTTCGAGTTCCGCGATCTCGGCGTCCTTCGCGCTCAGGCAATTGTCCGCCACGTCGCGGGCGTTCTTGTAGTACTCGACCTGCTGTTCGAGGGCCTGGATCGTCATGTGATCCCGACCGTGCTGTTCGAGATAGCCATTGGCGGTGTTCAAGTAGTCAACTCGCTGCTCCTTCAGCCGCTTGATCTCGACGCAGCACTCCGAGTACTGGCTGCTCTTCTCTGCACGGATCCTGTCGATGCTATCGCGCACCGCGCTGAGCGAGTGCGTGAGATCAGAGATCCGATCGCAGGCCTTCTTGATCGCCTGTTTGCTCGAAGACCTGATCGCGAAGATCCCCTTCAGTCCAGCACCGACGATGAAGCTCTCGACGTGCTCCTCGTAATTGCTCACGGCGTCACCACCTGGCCGCTGGTCAGGTACCAGCGGGTCGAGCACACGTTGTGCCCAGACACGTTGCACTGGCGGAAGGTCGTGAACGTGGCGGTCAGGAACACGAGCGTGCCGTCGGCCGCCTGCAGCTGGTAGCTGTCGAAGTTGGCCAGCTTCTGGAACCCCGGCGAGCTGTAGAGCACCCCGTTGAGGGTCAGCCTCACGTAGTTGCCGTAGGCCGCGTTGAACTGCACGACGTCGCCCGTGTCGGTGGCGGGCGCGCAGCTGCGCGTGAGACCGCAGCCGACCGGGGCCAGGGTGATCGTGCCAGCGCCAGCGGCAGCGGAGGCGAGGAGGGCAGCAGCGATGATCAGTGTCTTGAAGCTCATGTGGAATGTCCTTTTGCTAATGCTTGACAGAAATGATTCGACCGCTCGTGCGCAGGATCCCATCGTCGTCGATGAGGCCTACCGCCGGGCGGTCGGGGTCGAACTCGTAGATCTTCTTCGTCTCGGCGCTGTACATGAAGCTCTCGAGGTTGAGCTGCCTGCTGATCGCAACGTCGATGTGACTGAAGAACTGGCTATACGCACCGTGCGGGTGGTTGTGGAAGATGGCCAGCAACCGGACGGTGGCATCCTTGCGAACGAAAAAGTCGAGGCCATACTTCTCTCCGGCCACCGGGACCGTGTAGTGAATCGTGCCATCGGTGGCGCTGTAGATCACGCCGCCGAACTCGCGCCGGTCGCCGCCCAGCTGATCGCACTGCTGGAGCGCGACGATGGCTGCGTCTTCGACGGTGGCAAATGCTACCCCGCTGCCGTCGGTGTCAACGATGATGGTCATGCTGCTTCCTTTGTGCCTTCGTGCAATGAGTAATAGAAGGCGAGTAGATCTACCTGAGTGACGTTTCCGCCAAGGCGGTCACATCGGAACACGGAAAAATTCCACGGCGCGTCCAACGAGTCGAACGCCCACCAGAGATCTGCGTAGTCGAGGATCTTGTCGGCGCTAAGCGGGCATGTGTCTTCGATCTCAAGAATCTCAAGATGGAACTGCTTATCGAGCTTGTCGTACCGAATGCGCCAGAGATCGGGAATTCGATTGATCCTCTTGGCTACGAGTAGCTCGTCAGCCTCCCAGTCGGAAACAAAGTCGGGGTCAGACTCATTCCACGTGGGTGTCGTTAGTGCCCTAATGAGCGTGAGAAGATGCTTCTTAAAAGCGCCATCTCTCCACCGCGTAATCCCTCTAGGCCCGTGGTGAATAAGCACCTTCTTAACGGCGCGTTCCAACCGGCTCATACTCCAATCTCCTTGAGGATGCTTTCGGCCTTCTCGCGATACCAGGCGAGGTCGACCCGCTGGTTGAAGAGTTCGTCGTCGGCTGTTTGAAAGGGCACAGCGCCGTCGGTCCCGGCGACCTTGTTACCACTGCCCTTGATGTAGAT